GTCGATTGCGTATACGGGAACGTCAGCGACGATTAGCGCAAACGGGTCGGTTACGTTTTCGGCGTGTTCGGCGTTGTCGCTGAACGGCGTGTTTTCTGCTGACTACGACAACTATATGGTTGTCGGGCACCACGCTATAAACACTGGCGCAACCATGTTGGCTAGGTTGCGTGTTGGTGGAACAGATAACACAACGGCTAGTTCATACGTCCACCAATGGTGGTTTGCTGACGGCACAAGTGTCGCTGGATTTCGGGGAACTCACGATTATTGGGTATTTAGTGCGCGAGGAGCTACACAGCGAGCAGGTTTTGTTGCCAACATTTATGGGCCGTACTTGACTCAACCGACGGCATGGCGGACCGTAATGGCCGACGACTATAGCTCGGCAGCTGCTACAGATTTGGGCGGAACACATAATCAATCAACGTCATATGATGGAATTACGTTTTATGGCAATTCAAGCCAAACAATGACTGGTCGTGTTGCGGTGTATGGAATGAGGAAGTAATGACGAACGGTCTTGTGGTGATGACACCTTCCTCTATTGCGAAAACGGGCGCGTCCTCGACGGCGACTATCAACGCTGATGGGTCGGTGACGTTCGGTTTGTGTGAAACGCTGTCATTGAATGGCGTGTTCACGAGCGACTACGACAACTACATGATTGCCGTGCGAAACAAACGTTCGTCTGCAACAAATTATTTCAACTATCGATTGCGGGCTAGCGGTGTAGATGAATCATCGGCAAGCAACTACTACACAAGCCAACGACTTCTTGGCTACGGAACAACCGTGGGCGCTTTTCGTGCAAACGAAAATTATGGTCGTGGTTCCGATTACTCAAGCATCGAAAGTGGCAGAGTTGTGTATTTATTTGGCCCTTATCTCGCCCAGCCCACGGCAGTTAGGGACGTGTCTGTTAGTGGAGAACTGGGAGCAACCCTTGACAACTTCGCGTCAACCCATTCACTTTCAAACGCCTATGATGGAATTACCTTCTTATCCTCTGGAGAGTCGGCAACAGGTTTGCTCACAGTCTTTGGTTTCAATCAATAGGAGAAATAACAATGTCATTCACAATCACCACCGTCTACCCCGACGGACGCACCGAATCACGTGACGCAACCCCCGAAGAAGTCGCCCAACGTGACGCCGACCTGGTGGCGTTCGAGGCCGAACGCATCGCCCGTGAAGCCGCCGAAGCGCAGGCCGCCGCCGCTAAGGCGTCTGCTATCGCCAAGTTGGAAGCACTCGGGTTGACTGCTGACGAAGTGTCTGCCGCTTTCGGTCTCTAAGACAAAGGTGCTTAGGTGGCTCTGCCGTACGATGACACCCCAATTTATGATTACAGCGGGTACACGTACGCTGGTGACTTCACCTATTGGGACAACCCAGAAGTTACTTACGATGCCACAAACCTTTCTTACGAAGGTGATCTAACAAACCAGCGGACCGGCACTGCGTCCGGTCAAGGAACAAGCTCCACAACTTCTATTCGTTTGTTGCCTCGAGCCGGTACGGCCTCTGGCCAAGGCACCCAGTCGGCCACCGGTTTGCGGATTGTTCCCGCAACTGCCACCGGATCGGGCGTTGGATCGTCGGCCAATACACAGCTCCGCATTGGAGTTGCGACCGCTACTGGATCGGGATCTGGAACCAGCAACGTAACCCGCCTGATTATTTCCGCCCGCACGGGAACCGCATCGGGTGCTGGTACGTCGTCTACCACGTTTGAGCGAACGCTTGTTCGTACGGCAAGCGACGCAGACTCCGGTGATTCGACCACCAGCTTTTACCGCACACAGATCCGAACTGCTAGCGGCTTGGGCACATCGACACAGTTTGCTGCATTCAATGCCAAGTTGCTTCGTACTGCTTATGCGTTTGGTGGATCTGTTGACGGCAGCCCAAAGCTTTACGACGACACGGTTACCTACGACTCCGCTACTACCAGGTACGACCTTTTTGGCACCATTGCTTACGGCCTGGCCATCCGGCCCCGCACTGCCGATGGCAGCGGGCAAGGCACATCTTCGACAGCCAGCAACCCACTGCGGTTCCGCACCGCAACCGGCAATGGCACCGGCACTCAACTTGTCATCAGCGTTCGCATCGCGCCTCGAACCGGAACAGCTTCTGGTGTCGGCGCAGACATTACGTTGAGTCGTCGCGTATTCCCAACAAATGCAACCGGCAACGGTGTAGGCTCAGGCGTCGGAACACACCCGAACGTGTTGACTGACGGTTACTGGGGAACACTCGTAACCGCATAGGAGGAACAATGGAAAACCAGATCAACCCCGAAAAGATCGTTGAAAGCTTGATGGCAACAATTGCCCAGCAGGCTCAGCAGATCGCCATGCTTCAGGCAATTGTCCAGCAGGCCATTGTCGATGAGGAGCCGCCCGTCGAGGAGCCGGCCGAAACGGAATGAGCGAGCCCCAGCCGATCAAAAAGATTCTGGCTGCCAATGCGCATCACGCCAGGGCGGTAGCTCGGCAACAGCAATTCTGCCAGTTGATTCAGGCTGGGACTGAAATGAAAGATGCCCTGAAAATTGTGGGCGTCACCTATGAGGCATACCGACAGTGGCGTAAACGAGACAAGAAGTTTGCTGCTGAGGTAGATCGGATCAGAGCACGGGAAGCGTCCGAGGCTGGCGAATACAACGGCACCCATGCGTCGTTTGCCAAAGAGTTCTTTGGTATGGAGTATTCCTGGTTTCAGCTGGTATTTCTTCAGGAGCTCGAGGCGTTACCGCCCGGTAACATCTTGATGGCCTTGTGGCCGCCCGAGCATGGCAAGACCACTACTTATGAAAACTACGTATCTGAGATGGTGGCCCTCCACCCCGACCGCCGTCAGACCGTGGCCTCGGAAAACCAGCAGATCGCCCGCAAGATCATTGGCCGTATCAAAAACCGTATGGAGCCAAATGGCCCATACCCCAAGTATGTCGAACGGTGGGGTCCATTCCGACCGCCAGTAGGACTTGGTTCGGCAAAGGTTTCCCAGCCCTGGGGCGCGGACTATTTCAACGTTTACAAGAAGTCAACTCACGACGAGCGTGACTACACGATGATGGCCCTTGGCGTGGGTTCGTCAATTGTGTCGACCCGTACGGACCACCTGCACATTGACGACGTTCAGTCCGTCAAGACGGCCAGCCAAACCAACAAGATCGAGGACTGGTTCCGACAGGACGCCTTGACTCGACCTGGTGAACACGGCATTACCACAATCGCTGGAACTCGCGTTCATGAGGACGACATCTATTCTCGTCTGGCAGAAGATCAAGATCTTGACGGGATTCTCAAAGTCATTCGATTTAAAGCTATTATGACGGACTTTGACACAGGCGAGGAAAAACCACTGTGGCCCGAGCGATACACGCTTGACATGCTCGACCGCCAGCGACGCAAGGTTGGTCAAGAAGCCTGGGACCGCAACTACATGCAGAACCCAGGATCATCTAACTCGAACCGTACGTTTACCGACGAAATGGTGGATGGATGTCTCAACCCGCTCATATCCCTCACTCACGATATTCCCAGCGACGCAATCGTTTACCTTGGCCTCGACCCCGCTCTGGGCTCCAACAACTGCGTCATCGCGTGCGAGGTGTCTCCGGAGGGTCAGCTGATCATCCGCAGGATCAGGGAAGACGTAGGGCTCAGGCGCAACGAACAGATCATGCAGGCACTGAACTCGGTGATCATGTCGTGCAACCTGACGGCTCGGGTGACTGATGTAGTTATCGAAACCAAGAACTTCCAGGCTGGCCTTGCACGCGATGAACGTTTGCAAGAGATGCAGGAACACTATGGCTTTGCCATGCGGGAACACCTGACCGGTTGGAATAAGTACGACGAGTCCATCGGCGTGGCCTCGATGTGTGAAAGCTTTTTACGTAAAGAAATCGTCATACCGTGGGCTGGAGATGACTACACTCGTCAAGAAATGAGTGAATTGGTCAAGCAGCTCAAAGCTTGGCGACCTGGTGCGCGTGGCAATAAGTTGAGACAAGACCGCGTCATGGCACTATGGTTTGTCTGGATTTTGTGGCGACAGAGATGGAAGCAACCTGTGGACAACTTTGGGGACGAAAACTGGAGACGTACTGGAATCCCCTGGTCAGGAACTAGGACGGGCCTCCTCATACCGATTGGGGCGGAAATTTGAGAACCTTCAACGAAATCGTCAACATTGTTAAGGACCTACAGATCCAGCAGGGTCCAGTCCTTAACAAAATGAAGGACATCCTAGATCGCTACGACGGCGACTGGGTACTGCCGCTCCCCGACATCGACAAGGAGCCCAACCTTCCCCCGTTGACGCCGGCCCTTATTGCAGACGCCGTGGACAACATGGCCATGCGAGCCGCCTCAGTACGACCAGTCAACATTTTCCCAGCCATTGACCCCAACAAAGATCGAGGAAGGAGGTCACGAGAGTATGCCGACAAGCGACGAAAGATCATCGCAGCCACTTATCACCAGTCCAAGTGGAACCTGGCTCGTCGCCGTTACTACCGGCAGCTGGCTGCCTATCACACTTGCTCTCTTGTTGTCCTCCCCGACTTCCAAACCGGACTCCCCAAGATCGAAGTCCGAGACCCCCTCGGAACCTACGTCGAACCCCAGGCCAACGAAGAACTCAGGCAGCCAGAGTACGTAGCATTTGTGACTCGGCACAGCGCTGAGTACCTCCGTCGCGTCTATCCGCAGGCTCGCCAGGAAAACGGTGGGCCCATCCACGCGCACGATCTCCGCGAGATGTGGGATTGCGTAGAGTGGTATGACCTAGATCAGACCGTGTTCGGCATCATTGGCCCCGTCTGGGACGACCGACGCATGAGCAACGAGCGGCCGTGGATTACCCCGTGGCAGCAGCTCAGCCCTGTTTACCCCAACCGTTTGGGTGTATGCCCAGCCGTTGTGCCGCATAACGTCAGCCTTGGCCGCATT